CGGCGGCATACTGTTATATAAGGTGTTTGATAACAGTAGTAGGAGGCATTCTTTTGCTAGTGGACGATGTTTTGTCTTTGATGTTGGAAGTGACGCCTTCAGGTGTCCGGCCCTCTGTCTGTCGCATAATTGGCTTTGGGCTGTTGGGGAAACCTCTAGGCATTTGACGGTCCTAATTCATTTAGCCTAGCTGTGCTGTTGTGCTGGGTGTTTCAGTGCACTGGGGTGTATTTCAAGAAAGCATGCTGTAATCGTGTCTTTGTAGATGAAAAGGGAGATACATATATGTATATATAGTTGCTGGTTATATGAGGATATATAGGTGAGTATAAGTGGATATAACAAAAGGTTACAGAAAGCTACAGTATATAATTATATGTGTAATTATATATATGCAATGCAAGCTAGATGAATGCACTCAAGCTGGTTTAAGTTTCGGGCCCAGCACTGACTTGAGGAAGTTTCCTCCTTCATCACTAGATGCTTCAGTTTTCAGGAAGTCATCTATGTTAGTGATCTGCTTGATTGGCTCGTAATTCATTGAAGTTAGTGCTCTACCCTTTTTGCAAAACCTTAAAATGAACAACATTTTAGGTCCATAGAAAACAGCTAAAACAACAAGAATTATAGGTAACACAGTAAAAAGGACACCTTTGAGTATAGAACCAAAATAACCAGAAAAGAAACTCCCAATACCTGAAAAGAAGCTTTTTGCACCTGAAAGCATACAGCTCAGAGTGCTATTTCCACAGCTTTGAGTACTCTTGGCGAAGATAGTACTACGGTGTTCCAAAGCCACTTCTTTTGGATCATCCAAAATAAAGTTTTTACAAGATACGAGGTTTTCCTTAGGACATGTCTTGCAAAATTTGCCTTCTAGAATTTCAACACAAATATCTGTTTTTTTATCCACAGAAAAAACCTTGATTGTGTAAGTGTTGAATTTGTCTGATTCAACTAAGAAACTAGTGTCTGGTACAACAACTCCAGCTGTCTTACTGATCAAATGTAAATTAAATTTTTCTGGTTTTCTTATTGATAATGTAAAGCTACAGGTGGCACCTAAATTGCATGCAAAACAGCCTGTACAGCTGCCCATAGACACTTTTAATCCCTCTAGGTGTATTTCCTTACTAAAAAGTTCAAGACCATCAACTGTTATGAATGCTGTCAAATCTCCGCCAGCTGATATTGGCCTAGCCTTTAAATCCAATGAAAGTGTCTTACCTTGACTCACAACCCTTGAAGAGTGGAAAAAATGTGTCGTTGAGTAATTTGTCTCAGACTTAAAGACGTTTGCAAATGCTTCACTGTTCTTTTCTACTACGCCATCAGAAACACATGTAGTCCAATCACCAGGGTTGCAATAATAACTGACTGAAACTCCTTCCCAGCTCATCCACACCTTAGTTTTGTTGTTTAGTTTTTTGAAGTAATTTGTAGATGTAACGTCATCTAGAACAAATACATCAGGGTCAAATATTTGATAATCACCCACCGTTCCATGAGTGCAGCTTTGTATGTTGCAGAACGATGTTGCACTGGTGACCCCAAAGTTATGGAAAAGATCAATGTGTGTGGTCACTTCAGGTATTTTATGGAATAGCGCGATTCTTTGGTTTAAGATCTGAGTTTCCCCAAAAGGGTCTGAAAATCCCACCTTAACAGGTCCTAACTGTATTTCCACACCTGCTTCAACTGACTCACATATTCTCTGTTCATGATCAAATTCGACACAGGCTACCACAGCAGTTTTTTTGTGTTCTACCCTCCACACTGTAGTTAACCAGTTGGTGTAAAGTTCAGTTACATCAGAGGCACAGCATGAGCAACCAGTTCCTACTCTCCAACACCAAGTTGGATTGCATCTCCAGTTCCTCACATTTAGCCAGCTTTGTATATGGCATGTTTGTGTATTGCAGCCACAGTTCTTTGGACAGTCACCAGAGCAAGACCCTTCAGACCATGTTTTTATGCTTCTATCTCCAGTGGCATAAAGGAACTCAGCACTGTACATCTGGGTGAAGTCAAGGATGGAAACAGTCAATGTTTTTTTCTCGCTGGCATCTCTTGTTTCCATAGTCCAGACTGTGCTTGTCTTAGGTTCAAGTTTTAGGACAGTGCTTGATCTACCTGATAGTATTATCTTGTCCCCTACAGCCTGGCTGCTCTCCCAGGTCAGACTAATGTGTTTAGCACTTTGTGCTGGAGTATAAGACTCTGGAACATGCAATGTTCCCCAAGGGGCCTCAACATCAATGGACTTTAACACTGTATGAATTTTCCCTGCTTGACCTGGTGTGGGTCCACTCATTATAATTGAATTCAATTTCCTCATAGTATTGAACTCAGTTTTAAGGTTCTGCTCCTGATCATTGCAGACACAGCTGTCTGGCAGTTTCATGCAACTTTCTTTGCAGTTGAATACCTCATTTTCATACTCATTCCAAATTCCTTCAGGTAGTGGTCCAGTGTTCAGTCCTTGCACAGGTGAAATGATGAGTAAACACATCACAACAAGAACAGTTGCCCATGAGAGTCTACATACTGTTTTGAAATATTTCGTCAATGCCACAGCAATCCAGATTAGAACCCTAGGTGTCCTTCTTACTGCTAATACAGCATTTATATTCTCAATTTTCACTGCTCTTGAAGTGCAATCTTTAGCATGTTTAGGGAATTCTGAACGTGCAAAGTTAAAGCCACAGAAAGGACATTTACAGGCACAGCAGCTTTTGTGGTCCCACCATTCCTGATAAGAATTTACCCATAGCTTACAGTGTTCACAATAACCACGTGTTCTGTCTGCCTTTTCCATAAAGAAGTTTATGAGCTTACAGGCAATTAAAACAGAAATTTTTACAACCTCCATCACCAAACAGAAGCAGACATAACCAAAGGTTATCCAGAATAAGGTAAAATACAGTGCCTTTGGTCTGTAGGTGGCTCTACATATATACAGAGCAGCTTTCCCTAGCATTTCATGCATTGGACATTGAATGTCAACCAAGTTTGTTTGAATCCTATGTTGCTTACCCCCAGGGCAAGTGAATAACACATCCAGGTCAGATGTTTTCTTGAATCCAAATGTGCACTTGTTCAAGCATCTCTTAACTAAGGGAGAGTGACCTACAACAGCAGAAGAAACATGTCCCTGTCCGTTTAAGCTAATGAGAAAACAAACCTCGTTGTCTGGGCAGTTATCACTGATGGTTATATTACATTCATTTGGGACCTGCACTGCATGCTCATCTGGGGTACATTGATAATGGACCTTAATTTTGCCCACACTGTAACATCCATGTTCTTGCCCTAACGGTAATTCTGTGATGACGGAGTCATTGCATAGTGCAATTCTAGGTCTAGGTACAATTCTGCTCGTTGTACTAAGTTGATGTTGTTCAACAGGTATGAGATGTGACCTTGAATGGCAGTAAGTGTTCACCTTTGATTTACCTTGTTGTCTAACTTGTACGGAAAGAAGCTTTCTTAGACCCATAGTTCTGTCATCGGAGAACCATATGCGGATGGGCTGCTTGGTGTACTTCCATGTTCCTTTAATTTCACCATGGCCTGACTTCTTTATAGCACACATTAACATTTTACTATCCTGGGTCAGAAACTTTCTTTCTATGATTATAGTACTGACCGGTGAGAAGACATTTTTGGATCTTAAGAACCAACAGTAGGAGCTTCTTATAGGTATGAGATACATACAGCCTCTATTCTCGAAATGGTACATCAAGTTATAGTCAAGGAATCCATAATGTGTGGTTAGGTAATTTATTATTATGACAGGCATGTCGGGTGTACTCATCACTTTAATATTCTCAAAGTTAACGTTAGGCAGTTTTATGTCTATAGGTTTTCCTGGGCATGTTTTAACAAATTCACAAGAGGTCAAATTTTCACTAGTTTTATCGGGCCATAGTTTTTTGATCTCCACATGAGGGTAAATGTCTCCAAGCTTTTCTTCCAGCACACCCTTGGCACAGATTATAGCTACTTTCTGTCCAGGCAAACTTGTTGATTTATAGTCCCAACTATCTGAGTCAAGATCCATAGAAAAGAATCTTGTATTTTCATGTTTTTGTTGTTCACTGTATTGTGCGGGTGATGTTAGATTTGTTATTGTTGTTACTGTCTGTTCTGCTGTAGAGATGTCAGAGTCGTCATCCGGTGAATGCACTGTTATGTGCAGTAATTTCCTCCAATCTTCTGCCCTTCTTTTATTTCTAGAGATTGAGGTAGGTATGACTGGTTTAGTGATAATGTTAGTCAAGGTTCCATTAGCTGTCATACTTAGAAATGTTGTGCTTGAAAGGTCTGTAGTTTCTCTTGTAGGCATTGCTGTAGTTAGGACCTGAGCTGAACTGTTTGACTCTGCAGTTTTGTCAGTTTGATTAGAAGATTCTATCAGAGTTTTAGCTGTGGCGTTATCCACTTCTAACAGTTTTCTTGTTAGGTGAGCACTGCTCACGTTTGGCTGTTCAGATGAAATTGGAGCTGATAATGTTGTCACATTAGGATCATCTGCTGTTAGTTCTGTTGCCTGGACTTCTTCTGCAGCACTAAGCGTGGTTTCACTTGGTTCTGTTGTAAGAGTGCTAATAGTGGGTGAAGCGGTATTTTGGTCTGTTGTTTGTGCTGTGCTTTGGTTTGCGGTGCTTGTTGTTTGGCTTGTTGATGGTGTGTCTAGTCCTTCGGTGAGTGTGACTTCTGACTGGCTCTCCACTGTTGGTGGAGTGGGAGTGGAGTTTGTCTCGATCCCTGGGGCCTCCTGGGTGTCTCCGTCTCCTGGGCTGGCGGTGGTTTCGGGACTTGGAGTGCTTGTGGAGACCTCGGTCGTTGCTGATGTTGTCGGACTCCTGGCTGGCCTCGGGATCGCACCGTCCTCTTGGGGATCGCCGTCGCTCAGCCCTGTGCCTTCTTTGTGTTGCTGAGCTTTCGTTGGATTGTCCTGCTTTAACTTTGATACCCCTTTTATTTCTGCGGCCCCTCCATGATTGCCTTTCTGGTGGATCCTTGTGCCGTTTACCCTGTGAATGTTAGAGATAACATGTCTGCTCTTGCCAACCACTTTTATCCCACTGCTAGGCTTGTGGTGGGTGTTACTCCTGACTATTATGGTTCTGTAATTATAACCCCCATGAAGTCTCCTTGATCTGCTTTTAGCCTTATCAGTTCTTTCTGAAACATTAAGGACATTCTCTGTGTCCACTGTTCCATTTCTTCCTTCTTTGATGGACATGTTGCCCGTTTTCCAAGACTCATCCAAATGTAGAGATAGACTATTATTACCGACATCACTACACCTAGTAATGTCAATAATGTAACAAAGAATGACACATCCGATAACATGTCTCAACCCAAAGTTAAACATATCAGTATGCCGCATGTCTTTCTTTGAGA